GAGTTACCATTCAACACACCTGTAGTCATTTGTGTTATGTAGTTAAATATTGAAAGCATACCTATTTGTGAAGCTGCTCCTTGAATAAGGTTAGCAGTTGTCATACGTTCTTCAATATATTCCTCTCTATCACTACGTCCAGCAGCATTTAATTGTACTCTAGTTGCATACATAAGAGCACCCATACCTAGAGAAGCAGTTAATAACTTTGCTACTGCACCTGCATCTCCATTCATTGTCCTAACAGCTAAACGTTGAGTTTGTTGTTCCATAGATGAAAAGGTAAAGTTTAAAAACTGGAACATTGACCTACCTATTTGAGTAGACTTTAACAATCTGTTACTTGTAGATAAATCAGATTCTTGAACATTTGTCCTAGCATCTCTATGACCTATAGAAGCAAAAGCTTCTCTAACATCTTCATCCCACTTTTCAATGTTTAGGCTCTTAACCGTTCCATTTGGGTTCTTTGTTACAATGTTACGATTGTTTAATGTTTGCACTATTCTAGCACCCATCTCATCAGATATACCAAGTTGTTGTCTTTTTATCTTAGAGAAAGGTAACTTACCTTTTGCAGCAGCTAAAGCAAACTCATTAGTAAAGTGTAACATAGACATTCTACGTAAGAATTGTGTAACTCCTGTTAAACCTGAAAGATAAGCAACATGTTTTTGAGAAGCATAAGCAAACTTTTCTGTAGCTCTACCTATTTTATTACCTGTTGCAGTAGTTATAGTAGCTCCTACATCTTCTGTATCAAAACGTGTAACAGCTGTCCACTTAGCTAAATCAATTTCATTTCCTAATCCAAAAAGTTGAGCTGCCTCTGAGATTAAATTAGGGTCAGCATCAGGTTTACTTAAATCAGTTAAAAGTAATTTATACTGAGGAACAGACTTAAGTAGAGTCACAAAACTGTACTCCATCATAACGTTAGTCAACTCCATTAAAGAAGACATACCTGACATACCCATGTTGACAGCAAAAGACCAAGCTCTTAAAGCTACGTTAAGGTCATGTACTGTTTGAGTCTCACTTCTGTTTCCTAATCTACCAGTGATACCATCATACATAAACTCTACTGCATCTAAACCTGATTGATATTCATCTTTAGCAAGATTTTGAAGCTGTGCCTCTCTTTTAATACTTCCTATTACATATTCCTTAAAGTCAGTACCTCTTACGTTAGTGTTTATACCATTTCTAGCTAAACCTATAGCACCTGACATTTGAAATATGTAAGCATTTATAAGTTGCTCACCATCTTCTTCTAATAAATCAGTAAATCTTAACTCTTCCATATCTCCGTTTTTATTAGTAGCTGTAATTACAGTACCTTCATTTAAGATTACACGAGATTGAGCACGTTTAAATCCTTTAGTTTTTGTAGATTGTGTAAGTATATCTATGATATCATCAACTTCATCATCATCAAAAACTCTTGTTGAAACTCCATCTATGTCAATTGTTTCAGCTTTTAGTACTGCTTCTAAATCTTCTCTAACCATTGGAGCAGTATCTGTTATACCTGACTTTCTAAACTTTGCACTTATGATACTGTTAGTATAACCTTTAGCAAACTTTCTTATGTAGTCATTAACCATATCAAAAAGCTCTTCGTCTGTCTTTCCCTTTGTTCTGCCTTTTTTAGTTAAAGTTTTTAAAACTGAATCTTCTATGTTAGGCTGTCCTCTACGTATAGCTTCTTCAATTAAGTTAACGATTACTTCGTCATCAAACTTATCTCTTAAGTTTTTAATCTTAAGGTCATTAAACAAACGTATTAAATAATCAGGGTTGTTTTCTATTTGTTTTCTTGTAAGACCTACAACATCTGCTTTTACTCCTAAATCAGCTAACTCATCTAGAACACTTCTAGCTATCTGACCTATTTTTACTACCTCAGGAGCTACATTTTTATCAATACCTCTTAAGTAACGTGATAAGGCTGTGTTAAATTCTTCTTCTGTAAGTCCTGTTCTTTTAATAAACTTGACTCTTTCTCTAGGTAGTATACCTGCAAGTTGTGAACGATATCTCCCTTGTAACATACCCATAACTTCTGTTACTGAATCTGGATTAGTAGCTTTACTACTATTAGCATATCCTGCAACATTCATACCCATTTTATTACCAAAAAATCTAAGAGGAGCTAGTTGATGGTTCATCATCCTTGCACCCACTGATAACATATTACGTAATCCAAAAAGACTGTAACCAGCTTGCATAGGTGTTTCTCTCATTTCTTCAAGTGTAGCAGGTTTTGTGTGTCTGTTTGGATTTAATGTACTAGGTTCAACAAATTCAGGCTTACTTAATTCTTTATCTATTATTTTATTAGCAAGTGCTCCTTCATTAAAAGCATCATAAAATAAAGTTTCTGATGGTGTAAGTTTTTGACCTAATCTAAACTTAGTATCAATAGCTGCACGTTGTCCTGCTTTTCTAAAAGCTGTTATACCTGCATTTAAACCACCACCTAGTACTGCTCCTGCTCCTCCTGCTATAAAGACGTCATTCATATCTATGTTAAACCTAACGTCTTTTCTAATAGCTTCAAAAGCAGCATTCTCACTTGCACCTACTACAGCACCAATCTTAATAGCTCGTTTAACATCATAAGCTCTTTTCATAACACCTGCAGTAAGAGCAGCTGCTCCTCCTATTGGAGTTGTTGTAGCTGAAGCTAAAGCAGTAGTACCTGCTATGATTGCCCATTCAGCTGGGTCAAACATCATAGCAAATATTCTACCTGTAGTACCTTTCCAACCTGCTGCATCTAAGTCTGCTAAGTTTTTCTGAGTTGCTAAGTTAATCTTTCGTTGTTTCATGGCTGTGTTAAAACCGTAAGCACTAGCATTCTCTAAGACATCTATAGCTGCATCAGTTTGCAAACCATCTGTTAGTTGTGTAACTAACTCAGGAGTAAAGTTGGTTATAGGTACGTCATTTACAACTTCAAGTTTATCTGCGTGGTCTTGTATAGCAGACACTAGACCATCTTCTTTAAAGCCTACAGCTACACTTTCCCAAAAGCCTAGTGTCTCTTTTTGTTCTGCCATCTTTAGTTGTTGGTTTAATACTACACTTTCTTGAATAGTATTAATTATAGGTATAGTAGACTTTTCAGCTACTACTGACTCTAGACCTAAATCTTTTAACAACATTTCTTGAGACATTTACATTTCCTTTTTATTTATAACGGTAATTCAGCATCGCTCACAGCATTAGCCATTTCAAAAGCACGTTCTCTAGTTTGTTTAGCCCATTTGTTTAAGACGATTTTACCATCTTTAGTTCTACTATATAGCATTTCAAACTTAGCTTTAGCTAGAGCTTCAGCTTGTTCAGGAGAACCTTCTTCATATTGTCCTGCTTCTTTAATAGCAGCTGTAAAGTTCTTCCAAGTCTTTGGAATATTAGTTACACCCAACTGGTAACCCATACTAATGATAGCTGACTGTGCTTCTTCAGGTATGTTTCTAAAACCTTGTATTTCTTTTTCTAGATAGTTACCAATCTTCTGCACTTTTAACTTAAGAACTTGAGTAGCTTCTTCTTTTGTTACGTTATTAATATCCTTAATCAAAGCTTTCTCATCTTCTTCTAAAGCAGGTAAATAGAAACCAAAGCCTACTGACTTATTCTTACCATCCTTATAAGGGGTACTAGAAAAGCCTTCTTGATTTGCTATCATGTTAGCTGTTTTATCTTCTACTATCACTTTATCTCCTGTTAGTTGATTACTAGGCATATTACTAGGTGTAATTTCATTATCTAATTTTTTTTTAGTTACTAGTGCAGACCTTTCACCCATTAATAAATTTTGTTTGACTACAAGTGGAGCAGGTTGTTTATTTAATGTTCCATCTTTTTTAATTCTATAGAACTCTTTTCCTACTTGTTTGTAATCCTCTTCTTTACCAAATCTATTAAAAGTAAGTATCTGTCCTTCATTGTCAAAGTCAATTTCACCTTCACCTCTGAGCCAGTTTATTACTTCTGCAGGGCTTTTCTTAATCACCTCAATGATATCATCACCAAACTTTTTAGCATTCTCTGCTTCTGTAACAAAGTCTTTTTCAGTTTCAGTTGCTTTAATTATAGAATCTCCTATCTTATTAAGAATATTTTTAATTGTTGTAGGACTTTCTATAATAGCTTCAGCAATCTCACCCTCTCCTAGCTTTGTAGGTGTACGTTCTCTTCGTTCATCACTGTCAAAGCTAATTAAAGATTCTACACTATTCTCATCAGGAGCTTCTTTAGCTGCTACTAAATCTTTAGCAACCATATTATATAATACTTTAGGGTCTGAAAGTATTTTAACTTTATCAAAAACACTTAAGATGTTTACTGAAGCTTTTCCTTCTTGCATAACTGTAAGATATACTTCTGTAGGATTAATAGGATTAGAAGTTAAACCTATATCATATTCACCTTCAATTCCTTTTATTCCCCTTATATATTGACGTAGAGCTTTATTATTAGCTAAACTCTTGTTCATCTTTGTTATAATTTCTCTAGGGTCTTTTATACCTGAAGGAAGACTTGCATGTAAATTAGTAAAAGAGTACTTAATTTCTTTATCTCCAGCTGATTCTACTACAGGACTATTCTTTAATGCTATGTTAGTTGCTCTTTTTAAAGCATCATCAGGACTAGCACCCATTGCTACAAAATAACGATAATCACTTATAGCTTGTTGAGCTAGTAAAGTAAAGGTAGGTAAATCTTCTAAGTCTCCTAATTCCTTTTTAATCTCCTTTGTTGTCTTTACATCTATATCAGGTAAGCTTTTGATTGCTGATAATTTCTGTATATTTCTAGATGCTCCTACATAGTTAGCAGTTGTATAATCTACTTCAGGAGTATAGTCAGCTTCGCTAAGTTCTTCACTTGGTTTAAATAAACCTTGTTGAGCTTCTCTGACCATTAACAAGTCCATTGCTTCTAATTTTCTTTCTTGGTCAGCAGTAAGATATTGACTTGTAGGTATACCAGCAGCTTTTAAAATTTGATACTGTTGAAAACCTTGTCTGATTCTTTCGTTATCTTCTTTAGTAAATTCAGCTCCTGACTCCATTAAATTTACAGTATTCACAACTGTATTTGTAACAATCTCAGGAAGAACACCAGTTAATTTAAAAACATCTGCTTGTTGTTTAGGATTTAATTTTATAAAAGGTACTTTTTCTCCAGCTATAGTTACTGTACTATTAAATAAAGCAATACTTTTTTCTTCTTTAGTAGCCTTTAAACCTATAAAATTAGGTATTATATTTTTATCTATACCCTCTTGCATAGCAGTTTGAATGTTAACTGCTCTTTCCTGTTTAACTCCAAACTTATCTCTCTTAGCTCTTAATTCACTAGCTTTACCTAAGTTTTCTTTAGTATCTAAAAAAGGTTGTGGAAGTTTTTCCAAAGCTTTTAAATAAATGTTATCAGGGTCATCAGTTTTGACATCATCTGCTAACTTTAAAATAATATTTGCTATCCTTTTAGGATTAGGTTTACCATCTATAGTACGATAAGTCTGGGCTTGAGTGTCAAACCAATCTAGTAATAACTCAGCACCTTTTTCTGGATTATTTTTATATTGTAGACCAATACTTATTGCAGCATCAGCCATCTGCTTATTTTCTTTATTTATAACGTCAACTTTTCTAGCCTCATTTAAATCAGCAAGAAAGAGAACTTTACGTTCTTCCATATGAGCAGCATAGCTTTCAATATGTAGTTCATCTACACCCATACCTCTTAATTTTTCTACATAATTAGATTTGTGTCTATCTATGTCATCTATGATTGTTTCATCAGGTGCGTTGAGATAAGCCTCTTTATTTTGGTCATAATGATTTTTTATCTGAGCATGAAATATTAAAGCTTCGTTTTTAACTTGGTTTTGTTTTTTAGTAAAGTTAAAGTTTTCTATACGTCTTTCACGTTTTAGTTTTTCTTCTAGTTGTTTATCTGCAGCTGCTTGAACAGCAGGAGTTATAGCATTCACAAATTGAGATAAAGGTGAAAGAGTGGTTTTTTCTTGAGCAGGTGCTACATAAGTCTCAACTGGACTTGCCATAGCCTTAGTAGAAATACCAGATAAGTTGGTAGCATCTACATTTAGTCCCTTTACTACAGTTCTTTTTTTTGCCATGTGTTCCTCTTATGAAAATATACCTGAAGATTTGGTAAAGCTTGAAGGTTCAAAATTACCTGAAGAAGGTAAAGATTGTTCTGTTTTACCATCTTTAAAAAAGTTACTAACGTTAACATCACCTTTTAAATCAATACCAAACATTTTACCATCACCATATTTAATATCTGCTGCTGCTGCTGCACCAATACCAGTTACTACTGCATTAAATAAACTAGGTGGTTGACCTTGTTGTAAAGAGTTAATACGATTCATAGCTTGTGCATTAAGACCAGCTTTTTCTAATTCAACTTGTGTTAGAAGGTTTTTAATACTAGCATTGTACTTACCCATACCTCTAAGTTCTCTAGCTTCTGTTAAAGCTATCTGTTGTTTAACACTCTTACCAGCTACTCCTGCTTCACCTGCAGCTACCTTCTGTCGTTCTTTTGTCTCTAGAGCTTTGATAGCTAAAGCCATTTTATCTTCTGCTATTACTTCTGACTCTTGTATAGCTCTTTGATTAAGAGTTTGTATCTTTAAGTCACGTGCAGCAACTGCAGCAATTCTGTTAGCTTCGTATCTGGCTTGCTGTTCTCTAGCTGCTCTTCTTTGTTCAAGAAATCCTAAAGCTGATTGCCCAATACTGAGCATGGTCATTGGTTCCATTTTATATCCTCACAAATTCTAAGAAGGGTTTACCCCCATAATAATGTTTATTGATAAAAGTAAATCCTAAAAACTTTAACCATTTAATAGCCACAATGTACTCTGCATCAACAGAGTTAGTCAAGATACTATACTTTTTATTTAGTTCTTTTGTCAATCTTTTAGTTTCTCTCAAAAAGGTTATCCATATTTTCTCAACAGCAGGTGTAGTAAGTAACCAAACACAGGCAACCATGTCATCCTGTCTAGCTACTCCATATATACCTGCTATCTCATCTGTTTCTTTTACTAGAAATGTCCAACATTCGTCAGACAAATCTAATCCTGTTTGTAAAGCTTTCTTTGTACTGCCATGTGATGCTATCACCTCTTCCCTATCTTTAGGTCTAAGATTATTACATAGATAATCCACATCTTCTTGGGTGCTTTGTCTCACATAGGCTTTCATTATAGTCTCCTAGAACGTAGTACAAAGAAACCCTCCCATTCAGCTGATTGAAATACACAAGGGAAGTGACTAGAACTTTTTAATGTTATACTTGTTTCATCACCATGACCTAGTACTCCAAAACGATAAGTACCTGAGTCAATAGCAGCTGTGTTTAAAATGTTAGTAGCAGCACCTACAATACGTCCTGTAAAGTTTCTAACATAAGGAGTACGTTTAGAATGAGTTACTTCTGCTTGAAAGAAGCCTGTCTTATTATAGACAACTGCATAGTTTCTTATATGAAGTTTACCTGTCGTAATAGATTTATCACCACTTTTAACAACTGGTTCAGAGAATTGGTATTTAAATTCAAAAGGTATACCTGCATAGACTACTTCACTATTAGCTAGTCTAGCTGCTACATCACTTAGTTCTATTATTTTACCTGTCTGTGCTATGTAAATAACACTAGCATCAGTATAAGGTATAGTAGTTAAACCACTTGTTTCTAGTTGTACTCTTCTATCTAAATGTATACTAAAGTTATTAGTAGTATAGTTTGTAGCATCATCTACAGATAAGTTTATACGTTCAAGAAATAAGTTATTACTTCTCTTAACTAGTAGAGTTATATCTGCACGATTAAAAGATACTCCTAATATATCTCCAGTAAATGTCCAACGAGACCAAGAAGCCTGTAGTTTTTCTCTACCTCTCCAGTAGTATCTATACACATAGAGAGCCTGTGGGTCATTATCTGTTTGTACAAGTATCATATCTTCATTAGAAGAAGCTTGTATGTTTATTACTTCACCATTTAGATACTCAGGTACGTGTGCTGTAATCTCTGTAGCATCATTAGTATCTGTATCAGTGTCTACAAAGTACTCCCATAAGCCAGACCATGCTCCCCTCTTGGAAGCAAAGTAAACAAACCTACCTGCCTGTGCTGGTTTAGCTCTTAATGAAGCCTCAAACTCTGTAGTATTAGATATGTTAATAGTTTCAGGTGTAAGTATTGGGTCAGCAGTAACTTTAAACTGTGTCAAATCTGAGAACAATAGTAAAGATTCGTTAAAAGGTACAGCATGTTTAAGTATACTAACCTTGTTAGACGAGACTGCAACATCAATAGGGTCACTGTCTACTATAGTTAGTACTGATTTACGAAAGAAGTCAAAGCTAACAAATTCACCTGCTCTAGAAAATATTACATTCTCATCTGCAAGTACACCTAATCTATTACGATGAAAGAAAATATCGTTTAATTTAAAATCTACAAAAGAAGGAAAGGAGTTTGTATTATCATCTCCTACAGTTCTTGGTTCATATGTAACTGCATCAAACTGAAAGTTACCACTAGGTAGTTTTGTTAACTTGTGTGGCATTGTAGTAGCATCTAACTCTGTAAGGATGTTAGGTTCTAATGTTTCTTTCCATACTTCTTCATCTGTAAATGTAACATAATAATCATCTTGAGCTTTTTGATTATCACCTGATACTTTAATAACATAACCTACTGGTGCTTCTACAGGTAACTTTTTAAAGTCAGCTGTCTCATCTTTGAATACAAGTAGATGGTCTCCACCATGAGAGTCACCTACTTCTACTTGGAAGTCTGTAGAGTCAGTAGATTGAATGTGTAATACGTTACCATAACGTGTAACTGTTAAACCTGATACAGCACTACCATTAGCAATATTTTGATAGTAAGTTGTGCTAACAGCAGTACCAGAAAAGGTATCTAAGTTAGTTGCAATAACATCTGTAGATGCACCACGTTCTGCATTCTGTGTTTCAGATGTTGAATCCTGTGTTGAAGACTTTGTAGCAAATTCTACAGTACTTGTATTAACACCTTTAGTTAAGACTACACGATAAGTTGAAGAGTAGTCAGCTTGCTTAACATATACTAAAGCTTCTGGATTACGAGTTGTAGATGTAGCAGTTCCTTTAGCTACAGTTGTATTTTTATTTACTATGAAAGTAGTATCAGCTATTGATACAGCTGCTAGTTCTTTACTAGGAATAGACAAACCACTTAAGTAAGAAGCAGCATTATTAGTTACGGTTTTAGATACACCATCTTTGTCAAACACCCTTATAGTACCTGCAGTATCTACTACCATAGAATAAAATTCATTCTCATCTCTACGAATAGTATGTATAAAAGCTTTATCTAAGTCAGATATTGTTCCTAAGTCAGCTATATGTGAGCTACTAGGACGTTTAGATAAACCTGTAACAACGTTAGACAAACCATTCTCTTGTAGTTCTGCTTGAGTACTAAGCCTTAAAGATGGTGGTTGTTGTGATACCCCATTTATAAGATTTGGGATAGATTGACTGATGAGTGCCATTAAAGTGTTCTCCGTCCCTGTCTGTCGAT